CAGGCCGCGGTCACGCGCCTGGTCGACATGCTGATCGGCGCCGGGTTGCGGTTGTCATCGACCCCGGACCCGCGCGCGCTCGGGTTTGATCCGACCGATGCCGCGCAGCGCCAGGTGGTGCGCGATCTCGGCAAGGCGATCGAGTCGGAATGGCGGGGTGTTTGCAATGATCCACTCAAACGCTTTGACGCGCAGCGCAAGCTGACGCCCAACGGGCTGTGGCGCCTGCTCGGCAAAACCTATGCGACCCTCAACGAGGTGTGCGCGCAGGTCGCGTGGCGGGCGGACGGCGGCGGGCGTTATGCCACCTGCGTACTCGCGATCGATCCCGATCGCCTGTCGCAACCGCAGGGACAGCCGAATTTAGGCCGGTTTCGCGGCGGCATCGAGTTTGACGATTTCGGCGCACCGATCGCCTATCATGTGCGCAATGCGCACCCGTCGGATTGGTATCTCGCCCAGCAGGGTTTCACCTGGTCGCGGATCGAGCGCACCACGGCATGGGGCCGGCCGAATTTCGTGCATGCTTTCGAGCCTGATCGCGAGGGCCAAAGCAGGGGCATGACGCCGTTTGCGGCGCTGGTGGTGCGGTTGCGCATGATCGGCCGGTTTGCCGATACCGAGCTCGCCTCGGCGACCGTCAATGCGTTGTTTGCGGCGTTTGTGCAGTCGAATTTGCCGCCGCATGAGGTGGCGCAAAGCCTGGCGCCTGGCGCCGCGATCAATTCCAGCGATAAAGAGCCGTTTTGGCTCAAAAAGCGCGCCGAGTATCACGAGGGCAACCGCATTCAACTCGGCGGCGTGCGCATTCCGGTGCTGCCGATCGGCGACGAAATTAAAATCAACGCGCAACCGCGTCAGAGCGGTGCTTTCTCGGCGTTTCAAACCTCGTTTTTGCGCTCGATCGCCGCCGCTGTCGGCATTTCTTACGAGCAGCTGTCAATGGATTGGTCGCAGACCAATTACTCAAGCGCCCGCGCCGCGCTCAACGAGGTGTGGCGCCATATCACCGTCATGCTGGCTGGATTCACCGACCAGGTGGTGGCGCCGATCTTCGCCGCCTGGCTCGAAGAGGCGTTTGACCGCGGTTACCTGGTGGCGCCGGCCGGCGCGCCGGATTATTGGGACGCGCCCGGCGCCTATGCCGCGGCGCGTTGGATCGGGCCGCCGCGCGGCTATGTCGACCCGGTGAAAGAGGCGCAGGCCGCCGCGCTCCGCATGGACAGCCTGGTGTCGACCTTGCAACGCGAGTGTGCCGAGCAGGGTCTCGATTACGAGGAAACCCTCGACCAGATCGCCGCCGAGGCCGACGAGCTCAAGGCGCGCGGCATCGAGCGGCGGGCGCTTAGCCGCGGCGAGGGCGATCCGCAGCCGCAAGAGGTGCCTGAGGTCGCCACGGCGACGCCGGCGCCGTGATCTGGCTGGCCGTCGCCGTGGTGATTGCCGCGGCGCTCACCGCGATCCTGGTGGCTCTGAAAGGTTTCCGCGCATGACCATTCTGTTGCATATCGCCGAGCGCGTGCTCAACCGCCCGCTGCTGGTGCATCCCGACAAGGTGCCCTTGATCCTGTCGGTGCTGCAGGGACGGCTGCCGATCGGCAATGTCGACGCGCTGGTCGACGCCGCCGAGGCGCGGATCGCGGCCATGCCGGACGCCGCGCAGACCGTCATGCGCGGCCCGCTGCCAGGCGCGTCGCGCTTTGTCGGCGACAACGTCGAAGAGGTCGATCTCGGCGGCGGCAAGGTCGGCCTGGCGCGCCTGCCGTACCAGCGCACGGCCGAAGGCGTCGGCATTCTCACCGTTACCGGATCGCTGGTGAACCGCGGCGCCTATGTCGGCGCGAGCTCGGGTCAGACCTCTTATGAGGGGATCAAGTTTCAGGTCGCGGCCTTGGCCGCCGATCCCAAAGTCAAGGCGGTCATCCTCGACCTTGAATCGCCTGGCGGCGAGGCGGTCGGCGCGTTCGAGGCGGCCGGCGCGGTGCGGGCGCTGGCGGCGCAAAAACCTGTCGTCGCCGTGATCAACGGCATGGCGGCGTCGGCGGCCTATGCGCTGGCCTCGGGGGCGAGCAAGATCGTGACGACGCCGTCGGGCATTTCCGGGTCGATCGGCGTCGTGCTGATGCACGCCGACGTGTCGCGCGCGCTCGACAAGGCCGGCGTGACGCCGACCCTGATTTTCGCCGGCGCGCACAAGGTCGACGGCAATTCGTTCGAGCCGTTGCCTGACGCCGTGCGCGCTGATCTGCAGCGCGAGGTCGATCAGTATTACGCCGAATTCGTGTCGACGGTCGCGACCGGCCGGCGCATGTCGCCGGCGGCGGTGCGCGCCACCGAGGCGCGCACATTCATCGGCCGCGAGGCTGTAGGGGCCGGCCTCGCCGACGAGGTCGGGACCTTTGAAAGCGTGTTGTCGGAATTAACCGCCCGCAACGGGCAAATGAAAGGGCATGCTATGACGACCATGACCGCGCCCGCGGCGACGGGTGACACCCACAACGATCTGCCGACCGCCGCAGCGCCGAGCGCGCCGGCGCTCGATCTCAATGCGGTTGCCGCGGCGGCGCGTGCCGCCGAGCGCGATCGTCAGCGCGCCATTCTCGGCAGCGACGAGGCCAAGGGCCGCAAGAAGCTGGCGCATCATCTGGCGTTCGAGACCGATCTCGCCGCCAGCGCCGCGGTCGCGATCCTGGCGCAGGCGCCGAAACACGACGAGGCGCCGAAGGGCTCGCGGCTCGACGCGCTGATGCAAGGCGCGCCGCGGCTCGACGGCAACGGCGAGACGACCCCGGGCGCCGTCGATCACGGCGCCGAGCTCTCGGCCGCCTGCGATCGCTACATCGCCCAGCATTTCGGCAAGCAGTACCTCGAACCGCGTCACTGATCGCGGCGCGTTTTTGCCTCAACCAGGCCGGCCGATGCGCCGGCCTTTGCGTTTTTCCCTTAGCCTGGAAAGGGCTCGACAATGTCTGGATTTCTGGTGACGGCAACGGCGCCGTTGGTGATGAGCGACGTACTCAAGTGGGAAGCCAATCCCTGGTACAACCGCGAGCAGGTCACGCTGCACTCGACCGGCGACACCGTGGTTTATCCCGGCACCGTGCTCGGCAAGATCACGTCAAGCGGCAAGTATGTTCCGGTCGACAAGTCGGCGTCGGACGGCTCGCAACACGCCGCCGGCGTGTGCCTCGAAAACCGCGTCGCGCTGTCCGAGGATATCGACATTCTTGCGCTGGTGCGCGGCCCGGCCGTGGTGTCCGGCGTCGTCAACGGCGGCGACGCCGCGGTCGGCGGCCTGATCTGGCCGTCGGATTTTTCCAGCGGCGATATCACGACCGGCCTCGGCGAGTTGCTCGCGCTCAACATCGTGACGCGCGACACCTAAACGGCCGCGGGCTGCGGCCCGCGTAAACCCCTCTTCGTTTTTTCAAAGCGGTTCATGCCGGCTGCGCGCCGGCGGGCCGCTTTTTCTTTTGCCTCGAAAGGACGCGGCCATGACCGTCGACACTCTCACCAGTCTCAATTTTCCGTACACCGCGACGCAGCTGTCGGAGGTGGTTAACCGCGTGCCGAACAATTTCGGGCTGCTCAATTGGCTCAACTTGTTCCCCTCGCGCGGATCGAGCTCGACCCTGATCGAAATCGCTTACGAAGATGGCACCATTCGCGTGTTGCCGTCGAAAGAGCGCGGCGCGCCGCCGACCCCGGGCGATCGCGGCAAGCGCAAGAGCTTCTGGCTCAAGGCGCCGCATTTTCCCCAAGAGGACGTGATCCGGCCGGAGGATATTCAGGACCAGATCGAGATTGACGGCACCGTGCGGCGGCCGCGTCAATTGGCCGACGAGATCATGCGCCGCATGGCGATCATCCGGCGCAAACACGCGATCACGCGCGAATGGTTGCGCATGGGCGCGCTGCGCGGCGTCATCACCGACGGCGACAACACCACGCTTTATGATCTCTACGACGTGTTCGGCGTCACCAAAAAGACGGTTGATTTCGTGCTCGGCACCAGCGGAACCGACATCATCGGCAAGTGCCAGGAGGTGCGCCAGTCGATCGCGCTCAACCTCAAGGGCGAGACCATGACCAGGCCGGCGGTGCTGGTGTCGACGTCGTTTTTCAACAAGCTGGTCAATCACGCCAACGTCGTCAAATTTTGGGTCAATTGGCAGGCGGCGCAAGAGATGGCGCAGGGCCGGCTGCTGCCGCCCGGCGGCCCGCTCGGCGAAAACGGCCGCCCCGATCAGCTGGGCAGGATGTTTGAGTTTCAAAACATTCTGTTCATGGAATACTACGGCGTCGCCCCGCTCAACATCAGCGGCACCATGACCTCGACCGCATTCGTTCCCGACGGCTACGGCTATGCCTACCCGATGGGCACGCAATCCATGTTCGAGACCTGGGACGTTCCGGCCGTCGATCTGCGCAACGCCAACGCGCCGGGCTCGGAAATTTGGGTGTCAACCGAAATGCTCAAGCATGGCGGCGGCATCGAGATCAAGAGCCAATCGAATCCGCTGCCGATCTGCAAGCGCATCGAGGCGCTGGTCGAAGTTCACACCTCGAACTAACACTTCCTCGGGTGTCGGCCGGGTCGCGCAGTCAAGTTTGAGGGCGCGACCATGGCGCTTTATTTTGAAGATGCGGTTCCGCATTTCCTCGATCCCGACGGATTTGCCGAGCCGTTTGCCTACGTTCCGGCGGCGACGGGCCTGGCGCTCGGCGCCGCCGGCAAGATTTACGGCGTGCG